GAAAGTGCACGTCGCTCTCAAGCTCTGATCAATACAGCAGCTATTCCCATTGGCTTAACAATGGCTGGTGGTGCCGGTGGTATGGTTGGAGGAGGTGTTGGGAATGTTGGTCAGCTACTTGGCATTCCTGGTTTACAACAGAATACTGCGATGCAAGGTATTGATCCTGAGTCTTATACATCAAGTAATATGCCTGGTGCCCGTCAGTCTATTTCTACTCTTCAATACTGATAGATTTATAAAAAATTATAGACTGCTAAAATTCTGATAGATAGGACTCCGGTCTGAATCTTTCATCCGATTAAACGAAATTCCTGCGACACTGGAGGATAAAAGAAAGTGTTTCTTGATACTGACTTTCCAAAGATTTTAGGTGCGGAGCTTTATCGCCCTCACCCCGCATATATTTGCGAAATGGCCGTTGAGCCCGTGGTGGTTCACGACTTCACTTCTCAGCCTGGTCAAACCGTTCAGCTCGATCGCTACAAGTTCTGGGGAACCCCTGGCACCAAGGACAGCCGTGAGCGTATTGCTGATCAAACGATTGGTACTGCCAACAGCCGCAACATCACCAAAGAGAAGGTGCTTGTTGTGCTGAAGGAATACACCGGTCCTGCTGATCCGGGTGATCCGACTCAACCTTCCACCTTCAAGATTGCCCGCGAGACTCTGATTACTGCTCAGCGTCTGCTGCTTGATACCGGCAACCTGAACATGTTCCACCAGTCCATCGGTAGCCTGACGCTGCTCGATGACTACCGCCGCTGGCGTGATCGCGTGTTCATTGACGAACTCGCCAAAGCCGAAGCCAACGGTGCTGCTTCTTCTTCCCAGGGTGGTTACTACTTCGCTGGTGGTAAGACCAAAGATTCCTCTGGTCGTATCGATTACACCGCCACTGAGTACGCTAACCAAGTGCAGCAGTTCTCTGTTCGCACTGACCTTCTGGAAGTTGTGAAGGACATGCGTAAGCGCAACGTCCCCACCTTCGCTGATGGTCTGTATCGCTGCATCTGTGATCCCACCTTCATGATGCATCTGCGTCGTGATAGCGACTTCCGTGAGATCGCACGTTACGCTGGTGCGCCTGGTCAAGGCATGTACATGGGCAACCCCATGATGCCTAACAACTCCAGCTTCTTCATGGGTCCCCAGGCTGGTCAGGGTTACTTCCTGGCTGGTGAGCCTGTGATGCCGACTGGCGTTCAGTTCGAAGGTGTTAAGTTCTTCGAATCCACGAACTTCCCGACCAAGAACGTTACCGCTGACTTCACTGACGGCAACAACTACTCTTCTCAAGAAGTTGCCCAAGGTTTCTTCTTCGGTCCTCAGTCCGTTGGTGTTGGCATCGGTGGTCCCAACGCTCAGGTGCTTATCAACAACAACGATGACTTCAGCCGCTTCATTATCCTGATTTGGCAACTGTACGCTGGTTTTGAAATCCTTAACAAGGATTTTGTTACCACCGCTTACAGCTTCCTGTCTGATGACGGTGCTGTTTGATAACTTATACATATAATTTTCTAGGAGAAATAAATGTCCTACCTGTCTTCCAAGAAGATCTACCCCGGTAACTGGAACGAGCCCCTGAACGGTTGGTACAAGAACATTGATACCAACGACAGCGGTTCTAACGATTCCGCCAAGGGTGGTCCCACTTCTGTCCTCGCTGTTCCTGGTTATCGTTATTTCCAGGTTCGCGGTTATGTGCCTATTACGGAAACTTCCGGTGGCACTCCTGTTCAAACCGGTGATGTGATCATTCCTTCCCCTTATCGGAACGATGACACCCGCACCGATATCACTGGTCTTGTGATCAGTGGCTCCAGCGCTCAGCCTGCTTACATCTACCGCACTGCTTTGTCCGTGGCACAAGGCTGGGGTGATGGACGCGTTGCTTCTGGTGTGTACGCCAACTCTGGTGTTCTGGTTTCCTTTGGTCGCGACTCCAGTGGTCCTACTGCAATTACTGGCGTTGGTGAGCGCGTGGCTCAGGCTTTCATCAGCGGTACTACCACTGGCACCTATGTGTACTACTCCGGTGGTTCTCAAGGTTTTGGTTCTTTCCCCTTCCTGACCGCCACTGGCGCTGCTGGCGTCACTCCTTCCGGTGTGTACTACGAAGCCACTGGTGCTACCACTTTCAAGGTGTTCACGAAAGATAGCGGTAATGCTACTGCTACTTCCGGTGGTCTGTTCATCTCTGATGCTGACTCTGCCGCCAGCCGCACTGGTTACATTGTGGTTGAGATCTGCTACATCCAGCCCGATGATGCACCTGGCTACGAAGATATCGACGGTTACCTGACTGGTCGTACCGTTAGCTGATAATTAAGGTATTATGGGACCAGGTAATGTTTTATCTGGTCCTATGCTTTATCAGCACAAAAAAACCGGCACAAGGGTAAAAGTTGTCAGTGAATGGGATAATGGCGACTGGTTCATGGTTGAAGACCAGGACGGTCGTATTTTTACCACTTACAAGACTGAGATTGAACCTGACCAACAAGCCACGAAGAAAGTAAAAACTCTTCAAGTAAAAGATGCGGCGGCGAAAGAAGAGCCTCGTTCCTTTCCACCTGATACACGCTTAAATATCAATGGTGCTACGGCACAAATGATTGCGGATCATATCAAAGGTATTGGTCTTAAAACGGCAAAGGAGATAAAAGATCTACAGCTTTCATTGTCGGGTGAAAAGTTTGCAAGCCTGGAACAGCTAAGACAAATTAAAAGGGTGGATTGGAACGCGGTCTTTGCCGCTGATTTAGTTAGGG